TACTACAACGGTATCGATCAGCCCCGCGGCACCATCACCGAAACCATCACCGAGGCAAACGGCACCATCAGCGTGTATCGCTATGAGGGTGTGTCGTTTCACCTTACCGATGCCGGTAACAAGCAAGGCGAGAAAACGGTGAACCAGATCCTGTCATGGACAGCCAACCGCCGTAAAAAAGTGAACTGAGGAATAAACAATGGTGCAGGTCAGAGTGCATGAAACGCCGCCCGCCGTGGCGGAATCGCCAGTGACGTCAAACCAGGTCCGGGATGCCAGTGGGCGCGTCATCACCCTGCGTGAGCTGGACCCGGTGCAGGAATCCCGTCTGACCGTTGCGGTCGGCCCGGAAATGGCCATCAACGTGATGTACATGAACATGTACGCCTTCCCGGCGGCGGCCGTGGCTGATATCGACGGCGAGGAATACCCGGTGCCGCAGAACCCGAAGCAGATTGAAAGCATGCTCGCCATTCTTGGCAAAAGCGGACTCAAAGCGGTCAATGCCAGCCTGCGTGCCAGGTCGAAAGATGAAGAGGATGAGGCAACGGAGACCGCCGCAAAAAACTAGCGCAGAACCCCGGGTTTATTAACCAGTGCTGGCTGATGAAAGCCGGGGTTCCGTTCAGCGTGATTTTTCCGGACCTGACAGCGCTGATGCTCCATGAGCGCATCGCCATGGGTGTGGTCATTGGCGAGCTTGAAGGTGGCACCTACAACTGGAGCACACGAAAGTGGGAGGAGAGTAAGTAATGGACCTTAAGCAGTTTGCCCGAGAAATGTCGTCTGCCTCAGCCGAAATCACCAACGGGCTGGAGGCGGGGTTCCGTATCATCGTCAAAGAGATTGAGGAAACGGCGAAAAAAGAAATTGGCGTGTACCAGCCCGCTTACGGGCCGTTTGATGCCTGGGCACCCCTTGCAGAATCGACCAAACACGACCGCATACGCCAGGGTTACAGTGAAGACGAGCCGCTGCTGCGTTCTGGCGAGCTCAGAGACTCAATCGAAAGTGAAGTAGTGGGACTGGCGGCCATCGTCGGGACAAAAAGTAAAATCGGGCTATGGCAGGAAGTGGGTACTGCACACATACCGCCACGACCTTTCATCGGGCCTGCATATTTGAGGAAGATTGACCCGTTGGTGGAGTCGATTGGACTGACTATATCGCAAGGATTCAAAGCCTGGTAAAACAAAAAAACCGGCAGTGGTGGTTGACCGGGCTGGCACAAAACTTTTCCAAGCAGAGCAGGTACCATCACAGGTAAGTTATTGACCTTTTTGAGAATACTTTGTGCATTTGGAGTCGCATACGAAGTGGGGTGAATGTTAACTAAGTTTAGAACATCAAACCTTTTTTTTGAGTGATAAAAATCAACAAAAATTAGTTGATTTGTAGGGCGTGGTTTTGTTACTATCCAGTTGTGGGTAATATGCAATTGCCCCTGAGGGGTTGAAATATACCCTCACCATGATTAAGAGAGGTCGAAAATGTTAACGCCGTTTGGTAAGAAAGTTCGAAAATTGCGGATAGATATAGGTGTCACGCTGAAGAGCATGGCTGACTCTATGGACGTGACTTCGTCTTACCTCTCAGCGATTGAGACAGGAAAACGTGCAGTCACCAAACCTGTGCTTGATAGCATCATCGCTTTCTTTGGAAAAGAAGGCTTACAAGTTGGGGATGAGTTGACTATAGCTGCCCGTGATTCGCAGCAATCGGTTGAGATTAATCTGTCCGGTAAAGCATCACAAGCAAGAGAAGTTGCTCTGGCATTCGCCCGCAACTTCGATGAATTAAGTGCAACAGATTTCAAAAAACTGTCTGAATTACTGAATAAAAATAATTAGTAGGAGGCTGTTTGAGCGGACAAGATTATCGAGTGCCAGGTATGAGCCGCGCAGCAATTCGCGCACTTGCTCAACATTTACGTGCTGCTTTTAAAATCCGTGGTCTCTACTTCCCAGTAATGGAAGTAATTGAGTTCGCTTTGCCACAGTTTCTGCCCAGTTTTGAGTTTCAGGTAATGAGCGAGAAAGAGATGGGTCCAACTCATGGACTCACTTTTCCACAAGAATCGACCATTATCCTCCGTGAAGACATCTACGAAGGTGCTATTAATGGGATTGGAAGAGATCGAATGACTGTTGCTCATGAAATTGGGCATTTATTGATGCATAAAAATATAGCTTTTGCTCGTTCAGAGCCTGGGATATCAATTGCCGCCTACGAAAGCAGTGAATGGCAGGCAAAATGTTTCAGTGGGGAACTACTTGTACCGATGAATCACGCCAATGTTTTAATCGGAATGAGTGTGGAGCAGATTGCTGAAGAGTGTGGGGTATCGAGCCATGCTGCAGATTACCAAAAATCACTGATCAAAAAACCCTGAAAGGCGCCAACCAATCAGGGTTATTGAGGACGATGAGCCTGGGAGGCGTCGTCACTTGAATCTCATTCCAAAGCAACCCGACGGTAACACCGAGGGAGATTGAGTTCAAGAAAAAAATCTCTCTCAGTAAGGAGGTGTTACATGTATGTCGTTAAAACCAATTACGACGAAGCCCGCCCCAAAAGGCTTCCGCTGGATTTTTTGCCGCTACCGTAAGGTGCGTGGAAAGTCAGCTAAGGTACTAGATGCTCATGCATACGGTTACCAAGCTTGGTGCTTCTTAGTTCGCTGCTAAGTGCCTGTTAAGGCGTAACAACGCCTTAACATAGCTAAATATTAGTCAAAACCCGCTCTGGCGGGTTTTTTTATGTGTCTTTTATCTTTGTTCTGAGTCGATAATTAGTGCTTATCGATAAGGTGCATTCGGCCACTTCTTATAAGCGAAGACGTAAAGCATGATGAAATGTATGCCCGGACAGGAAAGCAGGACAGCCATCTTCCAGCCAAACCCAGCTTTCTGAGCCATGCGGAAGCATGGGATAAACATCAAAAACCAGATGATCGACGACAGGACTGCGAGAGGGTTTGGTTGTTCCATTGAGTGTTATCCTTGGTTTGCATGCCTTTGGTATCGGCAGCAGGCCTGATAATGTGTGAATATTTTGGTGAAGCAGGTATTGCATTTCAACATCCCAGTCAGGGCATGTAGCAAGATCGGCATTGCACAGTTTTATGACAAAGTGAATTGCAGCTATTTCGTCCCGGCGACAGTTTCCAGCGATTGAACGGAGTTGAGCATCACTAGGTGTCTCATGTGGCATTTCAGCCCAGGCTTTTTCAAAGCGCCGGTAAATGGTTTCTACTGACATGATCGTCTTTCACAAGATTGGCTCAGGCGTACTATTGATTTTCGGCGCACTGTTAGAAAACTTTAACTTTTCTTTAGCTTGTTCACTCTGTCAGCACAATTAAAAAAGCCCAGTAGAGTGAGCTTTGAGTAAAGATTCCATACCATTAATCAGTGTCGCTTCTCATAATGGTTGCCGGTACGAGCATTTTTATACTTGCCATATTTATGAGAAGAGCCATGTCCGCCTGCATAATGACCACCGCGTGCAAAACTGACAGATGGTACCAGAAGAGCCAGAGTGATTAGAGCCACGATTGTTTTTTTCATTTATGATTCTTAAACCTTGCCATACGGGAAGACCCCATTGGCAATATACGCTTAAGCTTGGGAATAGGAATCCTGATAAAAAAACAGGTCTTTCGCAATAATTAGAATTTGTGAATGCTCAAATGATGAGCCGGAACTAATGGTGTAAAGTGTCTGGTTCTGGCAGATTAAACGGAAATACAGAGCCGAAAAATGTGTCTGGTAATTAAACGTAAACAGCTCGTTGATTCAATTTAATGCTCTGTTTTAAAAGGAATTATTTTTGCATGGATTACGGTTATTGGTTCACTGTAATTGCTATTTTTCTCTCGGGGCTTGTAATGGTTAAGCAATCAATCAATTACTACCGATCTAGTGTCTACACCAAGACTTTCAAAGGTACGACCCGATGCGAGCTTATTAAAAAGGCCGACCGGCCTCACGCATACTGGTTCAATCTTAGCTTGCATATGCTCGCTGGTGTTGGAGGGGTTTACTTCAGTCTATGGTTTTTGCAATTCGATCCAACAGTGAAGGAATGGTATGAGGCTCTTATAGAGTCCCTGTCGCTCCGAATCTTGATGTTATTTTCTTAAAACCCGACCCGCTCCGGCGGGTTTTTTATGCCCGTAAATTGAGGTTCCCATGGATGTTCAGGCTTACCGTGTAGCCGTGCGCCTTGCACTGGATGACCAGATTACACGCAATCTGCTGCAGGTGAGCCGTGATGCGATCGAGCTGAATAAGAAGTTCGTTACTATCACCAGGAACATCAAAGCACTAACCCGAGCGGCCCGTGAGGCCACATCCGCGCTGCGGGCTCTTAATCGCGCTTTGAATAATGAATTTACTGGCGCGTCCCGCGGTGCGCGTGAATATGCCGGAGCCATCCGCGAGATAGCTGACCAGACACAGCGTATCAACCGGGCCTCGCGTAATGCCCCGCTGCTGGCGGGTGGTTACGGTGCAGCCATGACACTGCCCGTTCTGGCCGCAGGTGCCGTAGCTGCAGGTGGCAGCGGTGGATACGGCAACTATGGCGGTAGACCCGCACTGCCTCCGCCTTCAGGACAGGGTGGCTGGTGGCATGGCTGGCATAATGGCGTGCCCCCGGGCGGCTGGGGCGGCGGCGGTGCAGGGCGTGGTGGCGGTGATGGACACCCTCCCGGCGGAGGCTCCTTTTCAGAGGGTATGACAAATCTGGCCACCGGCTATCTGGGTTTCAGAATGCTGAAGGGCTTTGTTGATGAGGCAGCCCGCTACCAGACCATGACCGAGAAGTTCAGACAGTTCGGCATGGGTCAGGCTGCGACAGATGAAGCACAACGTTTCGCTGAAACTACCCGTATCCGGGGCTCCTCGGCCACTGACATGCTGAAATATCTGGTGGAAGCGCAGGGGGTATTCAGCGAATCCGGAGCAAAAACGCTGGATGAGCAGCTGCGCGCGGCGAAACTGGCGGCACCGGTGCTGGCGCGTATTACCTTCGCCTCCCGCGGGCTGGATGAGCATCAGCGTGAGGCCACCACTGCGAAGCAGATGGATATGCTGCGCTTCACCGAGACGGCGGGTGGACTGAAAAGCCCGGGGCTCTTCAATGAACTGATGGACGCGGCGTTCCGTGCCATACAGTCTTCAGGCGGTAATGTCGATTTCACCCAGTACCGTCAGTTTATGGCCAAAGCGGGCACCTCTGCCTTTAACCTGAGCAATAAAGCCCTGTTTGCTGAGCTGGAGCCGATTATCGGTGAACTGAAGGGGAGTTCAGCGGGTGATGCGCTGATGACCGCTTACAACCGGTTAAACGG